TAAATCACTTAGTAATCCTGTAGTGCTTTCCCCTACACCTATGATTCCTATCTTAGTAGACTCTACAACTTCAATCTTATGATTAGGATGTCTACTAGATAACATAAGTGCAGCCATCCAACCTGCTGTACCACCACCGACAATAACTATTTTCATTTAATTTCTTCCTATTAACTACTAAGATAAATATTTAGTGAAATTGGAGCCACCATGGAAAAAAACTTGTTCTTAGAAACATATTATATGGATGAAAGTATATGCGAGAGGTTGATTAAAACGTTTCATGCACACCCAAGAATGGATCCTAAACAAAAACCTATGAATTTTGAAGGCGGCAAACTGGTAACAGCATCTCCATCTGTAAAAGAATCTACTGATTTATCATTAACAATAGACGATAGTTTAGATTTTCCTGTTGTTGCTGAATATGTTGAACAATTACAAAAATGTGTCGAAAAATATATAGAAAAATACCCATCTTGTGATATGTATGCTCCATGGAGATTGCTTAGACCATTAAATATACAATGGTATAAACCTGGGCAAGCATACCATGCATGGCACACTGAACGTTGTAGTGGCAATCCTATTACAGTTACTAGGCATTTAGTTTTTATGACATATTTGAATAATGTTACGGATGGAGGAGGAACAGAATGGCTAAATCAAAAACTTACTGTAAATGCAGAAATTGGAAAAACTGTTATTTGGCCAGCTGATTGGACTTTTACACATAGAGGAATCCCTTCTCCGACACAAGAAAAATATATCATTACAGGTTGGTTTAATTACGTGGACGAAACATGAAAAAAATTGCAGTATTAGGTACAGGGACAGCAGGAGTTGTTTCATTAGCTCATTGTTTAGCATTTTTTACAAATGAATGGCAGATTACTTCAGTATATGATCCAAATATTCCTATGTTAGGAATAGGAGAAAGTACAAGCACTCAAATACCAACAACATTATTTTATGGTGCAGATCTAAATTTTTTACAAGATATGTCTGAACTTGATAGCACAATTAAACATGGAGTAAAATATGTAAATTGGAGGGAAAAAGACTTTTTTACTAAAATACCTCCTCCTTTTTATGCTATGCATTTCAATAACTTTAAACTTAAAGAATTTGCATTTAAAAGATTTAAAGAAAAATGGAACAATAAGTTCCAAGTATTAGAAGGTGAAATAAAATCTTTAGATAATTTACAACAAAAAGCTGTAATTAATTTTGTAGATAATACCAGTCATGATTTTGATTATGTCATAGATTGTAGGGGATATCCTAAAGATTATTCAGAATACGAAATGGTAGATATTCCTGTTAATCATGCCATTGTAAATATGATACCAAAGCCGGGAGATTGGAATTATACGTATCATTATGCACATCCTAATGGTTGGATGTTTGGTATTCCGTTGCAGTCAAGACAAGGATGGGGTTATTTGTACAATGATAAAATTACAACAAAAGATGAGGCAATAGATAACATTGCTGAAATATTCAATACAGATAAAAACAAACTTAATTTACGTGAATTCTCATTTAAGAATTATAAAGCAAAAAAGTTTATAGACGGAAGGATTATAAAAAATGGAAATAGAGCTATATTCTTTGAACCGTTAGAGGCTCTATCTGGTTGGATGTATGATTCTATAATAAGAACTTTTTTTGATGTAGTTTTAGCGAATGTTCACACAGAAGAAACCGCAAATATTCATTTACACAACTTAGCCGAAGACTATGAATTATTCATCAATTATATGTATCACGGCGGCTCTACTTTTGATAGCACATTTTGGCAAATAACATCAAAAAAATGTAAAGAAAAGTTAGAATCTAATCCTAAATGGCAACAACATGTTAATACTATGAAAGGATTAGAACCAGCATATTATACAAACCAAACTTTAGTATTTCCATTTCCGGCAGGAGTTTGGAAAAATCTAGATCAAGACATGCAGTATCATTATTTTGATTGACACAAATAGATTGAAATAAGTATACATATAACTAAAAGGACTAACTATGGATAACGAATCGACATTTGAACAAAACAGCGGATTTACAGATGCTGCTGTACAAGAAACTACATCAACTAAACTTGCAAGTTTAGATATTTTATCAGTAAACGTAGCAGAACTTTTTAATGATGAAGATTGTAAAACAATACTAGACGGATGTTTAGAAGATCTTTGGATTAAATCAAGAGTAGTTGGTGAGAAAGAATTGCACTCTTCTAAACGTCAAAAAATTAGAGGAGAAGTTGAAGGATTTCCCTTTCAACATATTAGATCTATTACAAAACAAGCCAATGACGAGATCTACGATTTTAGATTATTAGGAATTATTGATCAAGATTTTCCGCAAATTTTTAAATACAGTGAAAATGACTATTATGATTGGCACATAGATATTACTCCAATGGCTACTACTCGTAAAATGTCATTTATTATAAATTTGTCAGATAAAAGTGAATATCAAGGCGGAGAATTAGAATTTTTAAATACAGACACTTCAAAAATTGATTGTAATACTAAAGGATCAATTGTTATTTTTCCTAGTTTCTTAACTTGGAAAATAAATTCTGTTACCAGCGGCGAAAAAAATATTATCTTAGGACATGTTCATGGAGCAATTTTTAGATGATTTTAAACTATAATTACTGGTATTTTGTTTCTGCATTGCCTGAAGAGGTATGCGATAAAATTATTGAAACCGGGTTAGAAAAAATGTCGGAAGCAAAACGTAATTATGGAAATTATGCAGTTGAAGGCACTACAGGCGATTGGAAGGCAAAGTCCGATTTAGATCCTAATTTAGTTAAAGATGCCGCTGACATTACCCTAGAAGAAGCACTCAAAGACGGTGACGATGTAAATAATTTTGCACTAAGAGATAGTGAAGTTTCGTGGTTAAATGATGATTGGCTGTACAAAACTATTTGGCCGTTTATTCATGAGGCAAATAGGCAAGCAGGCTGGAATTTTGATTGGGATTTTACCGAAGACATACAATTTACAAAATATGGTTTAAATCAATATTATGGTTGGCATGCCGATTGTGGTGTATTACCTTATGAAAAATATGATCCTGCAATCCATTCAACCAAAAAAGATAAAGATGGTAACGACATGCTGAATGCCTTTGGTGATCCGTTGCCCTTAGAAAGTCATGTTACTGACAATCCTCAGATGTGGAACAAAATTAGAAAACTTAGTGTAACAATTAGTCTATCAGATCCTAATGATTATACAGGCGGAAACTTAAAATTTGACTTAGGACCACATAGACCAGATAGATATCACGAGTGTGAAGAGATCCGTCCTAGAGGAAGTATAGTTGTTTTTCCGTCGCATATATATCATCAAGTTACACCTGTAACATCTGGAACACGATATAGTTTAGTTTGTTGGAGTTTAGGAAAACCATGGAAATAGTAAATCATAAAAATTTTCAAGAAAACAGATATATTGCTCTACAAGGGATTATACCAAAAGATATTTGCAATATTACTACACAATATTGTCTATTGCAAGAAACCGTAAACCCAAAAAAAGAAGATGATAATGGTCAAGTTCCCTACTCTCATAGTATATACGCTGATACATTAATGGAAACATTGATGGTTTTTATGAAACCGCATATGGAAAAGTATACCGGATTAGAACTTTGCCCAACTTATTCTTATTTTAGAGTTTACAGACCCGGAATGGAATTAGAGCGTCACACAGATCGTCCAAGTTGCGAAATTTCTACAACAATATGTTTTGGATTTAATTATTTAGATGTAGATTCTAGTTATAACTGGGGCATGTATGTTGATCCTACCTATAGACACAATATACACGATCAAGACTTTATTTCTAAAGGTAATAAGGGTATAATGACCCCTCAACAGCCGGGAGATTGTATAATATATAGAGGATGCGAAATAGAACATTGGAGAGATCCATTTGAAGCAGGCTCTAACAGTTATCAAGTACAAGGGTTCTTTCATTACATAAATAAAAATGGGCCATATTACCCTGAATTTGCTTACGATAAAAGACCTGGTGTTGGTTTCAATTCAAATAGCAAGTAAATGATAAATACTTTATATAAAGTGTAGGAAAGAAACATGCTTAAAGATCTAACTATTGAATCAGTATCCTTAATACAGCGAGGAACTGATATGATAAATGACATATATTGCCATATAAAATTTGCTGAAATTTCAGAACCAATAGCATTTTGGGCTAAAAAAGATTCTACAGATGAATTTAGTAGTGCTATGTGGATAAAATTAGACAACGGCGACTACGGCGAAGTATCATTTCCTCCTACTAATTATAGCTCACATCCTATGACAGAACAAGAAAAAGCTGCAGAAATTAGAGCCGAACGCGACGACCGACTATTAAAAAGTGATTGGACTCAAATTAGTGGAGAATTAAGCGACTCAAAAAAAGCGCAGTGGGCTACTTATAGAACTGCGCTACGTGATGTACCAAATCAAGTTAGTTTTCCATTTGAAATAAATTGGCCTTCTAAACCTTAGTCTGTATTATTAAATTCTCTTGGTAACTCATGTCCTGCAGGCGGAGATGGTACAAATCCGCTTTTTGTTGCTTCATCGGGTATCTCGTAAATTGCACAATCAGTTGTTAATAGCAATCCTGCTACTGATCCTGCATTTAACATAGCTGCTTTTACTACAGTTGTAGGATCAATAATACCAGTTTCAAACATATTACCATACGTTCCATTACTTGCGTCAAATCCGTATTCATCACTGCCGTTTAACACTTCATTCATTACTACATCTGGTTTATCACCTGCATTATGTGAAATAGTTCTTAATGGTTCTGTCAATGAATTTATAACAACTTGAATACCTGCTCTTTGCTCTTCATTTTTTGGTTCGATAGTTTCTAGATGTTTAATTAATCTTAAATATCCTACTCCGCCACCAGCAACTACACCTTCTTTAATAGCTGCCCTTGTAGCGTGAATACTGTCATCGTATCTGTCCTTCTTTTCATTGATTTCAACTGTTGTTGGACCACCTACTCTAATAACAGCAATACCGCCTTGTAGTTTTGCAATTCTTTCTTCTAATTGCCATTTAGGAAATGTTTTTGGACCTATTTTGTATTCGTCTATTTCCATTTGGATGCCTTCTATACGGCTTTCAATTTTGTTCTTGTCACCATGACCGCCAATAATAGTTGTCATATCTTTAGTAATTTCTACTCTGTTAGCTTGTCCTAGATCTGTTAGTTCTGCTTTTTCTGGTCTCATACCATTTTCATCACTCAGTACTACACCTCCTGTTAAAGCTGCTACATCTTCGATTAGGTACTTGCGTTTTTCACCCTTCCAATCCGGTGATCTTACAGCACAGCATTTAACATGACCTTGTGCATTGTTTAGAATTAGTGTTGCTAAAGCATCATTATTAATCTGTTCAGCCATGATTAAAAATGATCTACCAGATGCCGCTAATTTTTCTAAAATTGGTACTAGGTCATTAACATTTAAAACAGGTCTATCTAATATTAGAATGTAAGGATTTTCTAGAACACATTTTTGTTTGTCTGAATTTATAAAATAAGGAGAATAGAACCCGTGATCATAACTCATACCAGATACAAAATCAAGTTCGTCAGTTAATTGAGTACTGTTTTCTACTGTAACTGCACCTATATGTCCTACTTTGATTAATGCCTCTGATATAAGTTCACCCATGTGTTCATCACCGTTTGCACTTATAGTAGCAACTTGCTTAATTGTTTCAGGTTCTTTGCATTCTTTAGAAATTGATTCTAATTTTTCTACTGCTTGTGCAAGTGCAAAATCTATTCCTCTTTTTAAATTTATTGGACTAATACCAGCAGTTACAAACTTCATACCTTCTTTTATCATAGCTTGAGCAAGTACAGTGGCCGTTGTTGTTCCATCACCGATATCATCTGCTGTTTGATTAGCTGCTTGTTTAACAAGCCTAGAACCTGTATCTTGAAGTGTGTCTTCTAAAAATATTTCTCTTGCCACAGTTACACCATCTTTAGTAACCTGAGGTGGTCCGTAGGTTCTTTGAATTATAACATTTTTTCCTTTAGGTCCTAATGTGGTTTTTACAGCATCTGCAAGTATGTTTGCACCTTCTATAAGTTGTTCTCTTGCTTGAGAACCTAAAATAACTTTTCTTGGATTTATACCAGCCATTAATTATTCTCCTTTAAAATTGCTAAAATTTCTGTTTGGCTTAAAATAAGTCTTTCTTCACCTTCAATTTTAATAGGATGTCCAGAATACTTTGGAAAGAGTACAATATCACCAATTGAAAGTTTCATAGGTAATAATTTACCCTCGTCATTTATTTTTCCTTCTCCAACAGCAAGGATTTCGCCTTTTGTTGGACGTTCTGCTACGTCATCTGGTAAGACTAACCCAGATTTTGTTTTTTGATCATCTTCAATTTTTTTGATAAAAACATTATCCGATGTTGGTAAAACTTCTATTGTCATTATAACTCCTATAAACTGATAGTTTAACTATGATATTTATATAAAAGAACTTCCTAGTGATCTGTTATTGAATAAATATACTAAGCTAAGGAATAAAAAATGGCAAGCAATCAAGCACCTATTGTAGATAGAATTAGAATTATACCCAGACCAGATGATTTTCTAGATCGTAACGTGGGTAACAGTGGTGAAGTGTTTTTTGATAAGCAGTCTAATACACTTAGACTATATTCTGGCAATGATGCTGGAGGATTTAGTGTAATTACAAACTCTAATATCACAGAACATCTAATTGATAGTGGAGTTGGTGTAGTAGAATACACAGTAACAGTAGGTGTAGATCCTGATGGTTTAGAAGCCGGCAACAAATACTTTATTAACGGAGTATACAAACCTACTCTTACTTTTGTGCAGGGATTTACCTACATTTTTAACCAAAATGACTCAACAAACGAATTTTTTCCAAATCCAACAGGCTCTACAGCTAACATTCATCCTTTAAATTTTAGCAGTGACAATATAGACGGAGAAAGAGCCGGAGGCACAACCTATTTAACAAAAGTAATTTATAAAATTAATAATGATCCTGTAAATAAACAAACATATTTTGATAAATTTGCAGCGGCTTCACAGAGGAGTGTTCAGATAACAGTAACAGCTGCAACTCCTTCTACACTCTATTATTGGTGTACAAGCCATAATGGAATGGGTAATGAAATATCAACAGCTGCTCCAGGATCAGGTGCCGGCGATACAAGTATAAGTGTATCAGAAACTGTTCCTGAAAGTCCTACAAATGGATCTATTTGGTTTGATAGTTCTACTGCAAAACTTTTTGTATATGTAGAAGATGAAGATAGTAACCAATGGGTACAGCCAGTTTATCCAGTCATTAACACCTTGACAGATTTAGGTATTACTGACGGCACAGTAGGTCAAATTTTGACAACAGACGGTGCCGGCAATTTTACTTTTGAAGATGCAGCCGGTGGAGGTGGTATTGGTAATTTTACTCTATCTAATAGTGTAATAGACACAGATGATAGTAGCGGTATTACTTTTACGCCACCAGTAACAACTTCGTCAGATCTAACTGTAGAAAATGATCTTAGTGTACGAAATACTGCATATGCAAACAACTTTGTAACGACTTCTGCAGGTACTCCTAAAATTGACAGCGCAAGCACTTTAACAATAAGTGCTCCAGACGGAGTTATATTACAAAATTCAGCATTGCGCATGGCAAGTTTTACAACAACTGCAAGAGATGCACTAGTACCACAAAACGGAGATATAATTTACAACACAACTGACAACAAATTTCAGGGTTATGAAAACGGTAGTTGGGTAAATTTAATTTAAAATGATAGAAAAAGAATATACTGTAATTGTAAAACAGGGTATAGATTTAACTGAAATTGAAGCTGAATTAACAGCGTCAACGGGTGAAGGTCCTATTCCTAAAAGGAGTGTAGATATTGCTAATGCCCGTCCTGGAAGCCGACGCCAAACACATTTTATGCTGACTGACGAAGAAGCACAGTTATTGAAGAATGATCCGAGAATACTTGATGTAGAAATACCGCCAGATCAAAGAACTGATATTCAAATTGGTTTGAAATCTACTCAATTGTCAAACTTCACAAAACCTATAACACTAGATAGTAATCAATATGTAAATTGGGGCATGAAAAGAACTGTTATGCCTACAAATTTGTACGGAGATTCTAAAGTAACAAATAATAGATATGAATATGCCCTACAAGGAAGAGGTGTAGATTTAGTTGTCCAGGACAGCGGATTAGAACCTACACATCCTGACTTTCAGTCAGCAGACGGAACTAACAGATATCAATACATCGACTGGTATGAAGCTTCGGGCTTGCCTGGTTCTCAAAGTCCAAACTACCACAGAGATTTTGATGGTCATGGTACATTGTGTGCAAGTATAGTTGCTGGTAAAACATATGGCTTTGCGAAAGAAGCAAACATATATTCAATGAAAATAGCAGGATTAGAAGGCACAGGAGATGCCGGCACTGGAATTAGCCCTACAAATTGTTTTGATGCAATTAGATTATGGCATGAAGCAAAACCTATTGATCCTGCGACCGGATACAAAAGACCAACAATAATTAATGCAAGTTGGGGGTATTTCAGTCAACTAATTGGTGATCCTACAAGTGGTAATTATAGAGGTACTAGTTGGGTTTATGGTGTGGATTATTCAAATGATGGTACTCTATGGCTAGGTACTGGTTTAGTAGTACCTTTGTCAGGATCCACAAGGTTTATTCCTCTAAGAGTTTCTTCTATAGATGCAGATGTTGAAGATGCAATAGATAGCGGTATACACGTTTTTATTGCTGCAGGTAATGATTATTTCAAAGGTGATATTAGCACCGGACTTGATTATAATAACACAGTAGTATACGGTTCAAGTACGTATTTTTATCATAGAGGTTCTAGTCCTCATTCAGATGAGGCGTTTATTGTAGGCAATATCAATACGAATACATACAACGATAACGGCGTAGACAAAGATAGAACAGCAAGTTCTAGTAGTAGAGGTCCTAGAGTAAATATTTGGGCACCAGGTACAAATATAGTTGCGGCAACTAGCACAATCAATAACAAAACAGATGCAGAATATCCATTAAATGAAAACTTTAGAATAGGTATTAATAGTGGTACAAGTTTTGCTGCACCTCAAGTTTGTGGAGTAGCAGGATTACATCTTGAAGCACAACCAGGAGCAACACCTGCACAACTTAAAACAAAAATGGAGGCAGATGCAAAGCCGTTGATGTATGATGGTGGTACAGACTATAATCAGATTAGTACGAATCTAATGGGAGCATCTAATAAAATTTTATTTTCAAGATATGCAAGACAGCCTGTAGAAGTGAACGGAGCAAATCTTAAATTACAGGGAATTTTCCCTAATTATACTCCTGCAGAAGTTCCAGCAGTACCAGTAGTAGAAGCAGATCCAGAATACAACAATGGTGCAATTATTAATGTTGTTGGCGATGGTAGTGACTTCTTTAAACGGGAAGTTACTGTAAATGGTGTAAGGATAATGGGTGCTGGCACAGTAGGCGGACAAACAGCAGTTCCAGATGCGTGGTTAGAAAAAGTAGCACGTATGTTTGAATTGTTTACAGATCCAAATGGCGCAGGTATTAACGAAGAATACCAAAGAAACTTAATCAAAACACTAAGTGGCGACACAGGAACTTATCACGCAGGCTTACCAACAATACAAAGAGTAGCAAGAGGTGCTGGCTCAGACTATAGCACAAACTTTTTAACAGATGCTGGCATTATATTTTGGAATCTAACAGACTTGTTTGATACTACTGTACAAAACGATATGGTGTGGTATCTAAACTCAACAGGTGGAGCACCAGGCGATGGCGATCAAGATGCACAAGAAGTTATTGAACATGTATTCCACACAATACATATGCACGGATTACCTGCAGATGACATAAAATTATATCAGTTCTTAGCAGCTGATTGGAATACTGGCGATTTATATAATGCAATGGTAGAAGCATATGACGCAGGCAAGTGGGATCCATCAGGGTATAACAGTCCAGCAGATGCTTTCAAAACCGATCCTGATGCATTTGAAGTAGCCGCAAAAGAATACTTGTATCTACTTAACTTCTGTATGTTTGAGTATACAAGTCTATGGGAAGGTGGAAGTCTTGCGCCTGAATGGACAGACGATATGCGTACCCAAGCAGGTATTCAAACAAATAACCCATTAGGTTATGCTTTCCATAACACATACATTGCTCCGGTAATCAGTAAACCATCATTGGCAACAATTAGAAACATATTCCAAGACGGAGACGTAGGTGATCCAACAGTTGCAGGCCCATCAGGATATGTACCAGATTAATAAATACAGCAAGAGGTAAAAAATGGCAGCAATAAATTTTCCAGCAGATCCTAATAACGGTGATACATTTACAAGCGGAACAACTACCTGGCAATGGAACGGCACTGTATGGTCTATTATAGGTGGCTCGGGTGCAGTTGTTGTGCCTAATTCATTTGGTGTAATCACAGTAGCAGGACAAGATAATATTACCGCTGGAACAGCATCTGATAGTTTAAATTTAGTTGCAGGTGCAAATACTACAATAACAACTGATGCAGGATTAAATCAAATTACATTAACCGCAACAGGCGGTGGAGGAGGTGGTGGCGAGGCTAATCAAAACGCTTTTTCCAATATTGCAGTTTCAGGACAGACAACGATTGCAGCTGATACTACTACTGATACACTAACACTTGTTGCAGGAAGTAATATAACTCTTACAACAAATGCAGATAATGATAGTGTAACAATTACCAGTACAGCAAGTGGAGGATCAAGTACATTTAACAGTCTGACAGATGTACAGACTTCGCAAATACAAATTCACGACATATATGAACATGCATCAGCAACCTTTAGAGTGGACAATGTAGGCACTACAGCATACACCTTTAATAGCCATTACTCTGGAAACAATCCAACAATCTATGTGCTATCTGGTACAACAGTTGCATTTGATTTAGACGAAATAAGTGGACACCCTTTTGAATTACAGGATAATACTCTTACTGCTCTTACAACCAATCTAGTTCATGTAGCAAATGACGGCACAGTTAGCACAAACAGCAGTGCTCAAGGAAAAGATAGCGGCATGCTATACTGGCGTATACCTGAAAGTATTACCAATAATACAAATTACACTTACCAGTGCCAATCACATGCAAGTATGTTCGGTTCAATTACAATTAAAAGACTAGCAAATATTTAAGACTTAGTAAGTTGATGCAATTGATATCTTAGATTTTGTAATTCTTTTACATCATCCCTAATCATTCTAGGTTGTATTTTGCCGTTAGCAAAACTACTATGATTTTCATCTATCATTTTTGTAAGTGCTAAAAATTCATTATAAATTTTTTTATAGTAAACTTGTTTCTTTTTATCTTGAATTTTTTCTATAGCGTTTTCAAACTTAATTTTATCTTTTTTAAATAATCTATTATCAGATATCTTCATACTACATTTTCCGTTTTTATAACAATATATGTATCATCTTTTACACCATTATTTGTTTCGGTAAGACTACCATTTTGTGTAAGACATTCGATTGAACTAGGTACCATTTTATTTACAGTAAAAACGTAACCTTCAGAACCTTGCTGTTGGAAAATATTTCCGTTTGAAGTATCAATCCACTTAAACAAAAAACTTCCTGAATTTACAAAATAAGATTTTTCTTTTTCTTTGTGAAATATAAAATCAGTTTTTGAAGGTTTCTCAAAAACAATAATTTTCCCTCCATGAGATTCTTGCTCGGCCCATGTTAATTCATACCCCCATTTAGTTTTAACAACTTGATCTGATTTATTTTCCATAATTAATCCAATAAGTCTATTAATTTAAATACAGTTTCTAGTTTTGTTTGATTAACTTTGTTAGTTAGTGTGTTTCTTAAACCATGATGCAAAGGTTTAGGCCATTTTCCAAATGTTACCCAAGCGTATCCGTCGTGTTCTTTGTTAAGTATTGGTATAAATTCTTTTTCTACAACACACAAATAAGTATGGAAATGGAATTTTGAATCATTTGAAATAAAAGTTTCTAAAGGAATAGTTTTTTTGATAGATGTATCGCCTATTTCTTCTGCTATTTCCCTTTTTAAACTTTCCCAAGGAGTTTCTGTTCCTTCATTTGTACCACCTACTAATCCCCAAAGATTGTTTTGCTTACCTTGTGTTCTGTGTAAGAAGAGGAATCTGCTAGTATCAAGAGTATAAAATAGAGCTCCGCTGCAAATAATATTGTTCATACTATTAATTATATTAGAATTTTAAACGCCAAGTGCCATTTGGATATTCGCCTTCGAATGAAAGTATCCACTCTCCGCTATCCCATTTGTATTGTACACCTGTGTTAAGATTTGTTGTGTATGCTGTGCCTACATAAGTGCTTGCATCAAATACAACATGCCAGCGCGAACCATCCCATTCGACAATATCATTTTCTCCGGCTATGAAATCACTTCCGTCAGCATTTTTCCAATCATCTGCACCATCAGTATTAGATAAATCACCAATACCTGTTCCTAATAAAAGTATACGAGTGCCTGTTGTCCGAATAGACACAGGACTTGTTTTAGTAGGATCTATTATATAACTAATTTTATTAGCATCACCTGTTGGACCTGTAATCACTGTATCGCCAGGTAATGTATCTTCGTCCCAATTAACAATAAGTTCTGTACCATCATTGCTGTTAATAGCTATTGTACCTGATATTTCACTGCTGCGATCTTTTCTTTGTAAACGTAGTTCAGTAATACCAGCTTCAAAAACTTCAGGAAATGCTTTGATATATGCGTCCCATAACGTATTGCCAACTACACCTTTGTTAATTAATTTGGCAGTATTATTCATTACTAACAATCCATAATTTTTAAATGTGTTAGTAATTACATTAGTACTATTTTCTTTAAATATTCCTCTATTATTATTTTGTCTTGCTATCTCACCTGTTGGTGTTATGCTTACATTAGTTCTAATATCTGCACTTGGTACAGAAGTATCGCCATATGCTTGTAGCTCTGGAGTACTTTGAGATAGTTCTATTGTACCTTTAGATTCGTCATAGATACTAGTAATAATATTTGTTACAACACCTAAGCGTTTTACTTTTGTTGGAGGTGAAATATAAATCGGAGTTGTAAAGCCTAATTGGGCAACATCAATTTCACTTTCTGTACCTATCGGAATACTCCTTGAACTAAAACTTATGCTTGCTAAATTTACAACACTCAAACTAGTCCAGTCAACATAGTTATCTGTGGTTTGTATTTCTAGACTTGGATTAAATAACATAAGAATTTGTTCAATTATTTGCAACTTTTGATCTGTGTTACTGCTCCAAATATCTACATTTAGTCCTAGTGTATAAGGTGTTGGCATTAGTCTTTCAACAGTATAATTTTTACCTTCTGTTTTGAGATATTCTTTACCTTCGCTGTCGTATGCACGTTCTCTAATGTTTAGTTTATTAACATAACTTGAATCAGCTAATCTTGCTGTATCCATTTCTAAACTTGTAACATAAACAGCCATTCTTGGCGCACTAGGTATTTTATTTTCTGAATTATCTCTTAGAATATGTCCTACTTGACGAGTAATATCTCCATACATAACAGGAACCTCTGTAAGTTTTCCGTCACCATCTTTGTAGGAAAAATTACTCATCAATCTAATAACTTGTGTTATGTATCTTCTGATCTGACCATCGTAAAAATGTTGCATTAGTTATCTGCCTTTGGTCTAAGTGCTTGCGACAAACTTTGTCTTTCTTGTACAGTTTCTCCGCCAATTGTATCTGTACTAGTGTTATTGACAAATGTACCTTTTTGATGGCTTCTTGTATTTGTATTTGTAAGTGTCATACGTACTGAATCTTCTTGTTTTACCCAACGACTTCCGTCGTATCTAAATAATCTATTTGGCATAAAATCTGTCCTTAGGAAAAAGTCTCCTTCTGCACTTCCTGTGGGGAAACTAATACCGTGTCCGAATGCTTCACCATTTGAGGGTATTCCGTCACCTAGTAAATATCCTTGATAACCTTCCCTATTAGGTGTCTGCATAACTCTATCCGCAAGTTCATTTGCTGTACTAGCATCTAGTGTGTTAATATCTGTTGTAACAATATCTACAGTTCCATCTTCTTTAGTAGCTACTGTGTAAAAATGACTTGTATCGTATCCTGATTTAGCAGCATCAGCTTCAGCTTGAGCAATTACAGCATTATTCACCTGCATCTCACGTTCATATGTAGAAAGTAAATCTCTTAATGTGCCACTACCTGGATTATCTTCTTCTGCAGGTAAATCAAGAATATCTTTGAATTCTTGGCTATCAACTATTTGTTTTAGTTTTACTCTGTATAGATGTGGATACCAAGTAGGTGAAAAGCCTTCTGCAGCTCTGTTTACTTCTTCGACCACATAGAATCTTTTTAAGGCAACCGTATAATCATTAAGTGCATATTCGTCTTTGAGATGTGGCAATTCTATTACATCACCTGGCATAATTTTTCTTCCAAGAGTTTTTACACTAGATGTAATATGTATTGTCATAAACAGTGTGTCATTAGATAAAAACAGTCCAAATTGACTCATATTGAAGTCAATATCTTGAACATTGTAAATTCCACGCATACTGTAGATATCAGGATCATACTTGCGATCTCTGTTTTCCATAAACAGCATATCCTGTATGTTTGTTTCTTTTACAGCATCATAACGGGGCTGATCTGCTGTTGCAGTATCGCTATCAGGATTTTTTGGTCCTAGATATTTGTGAACAAAAACGTCTGTGCCACCCACAGTGAACATTTCATAGATACGTTTGTCTATGAATTCGTAGTCTTTGCCTTTCTCTGGTTTGTATAAAGATAATCTTGGCATATACATATTTATCGAACGATAAATACTTGTGGAGAACTTTTCATATGGCGACTTTAAAAACTCAAAAACAGGAAATATTTGACTATGTCTATCACATGCTAGGTGGTGGAATGATTGATGTTGAACTGGATCCTGGGCATTATGAAACTGCACTTAATAAAGCACTTACAAGATTTCGTCAAAGAAGTGATAATAGTGTAGAAGAAAGCTATTTCTTTATGCCTACGGTAATAGATCAAAACGAATACACGCTACCCAATGAAATTATAGAAGTACGTAAAATATTTCGTAGAAGCATTGGATCACGTACAGGTGGTGGAGATGGAGGTACACTGTTTGAACCTTTTAACTTAGCCTATACCAACACATACTTGTTAGCAAGTTCCAATATGGGCGGACTAGCAACCTATGACTTTTTCTCTCAATATCAGGAGTTAGTAGGTAGAATGTTTGGATCATTTATTGAATTTAAATGGAATACTTCTACAAAAAAACTTACTATTCTTCAGCGTTCTAGAACAGAAGAAGATTTACTATTATATTGCTATAATTATAGACCAGATTCAGAGTTACTTAATGATTATCTTGCAAAGCAATGGATCAAAGATTACACAGTTGCTACCTGCAAATACATGCTTGGAGAAGCACGTAGTAAATTTGCTACTATTGCTGG